TATTTGATTGGTCAGGTTTAGCATTAAATTTTGAATATTGTTCAAGACCTATTGGTGGAGTAAATCCAAAAGCCGTATTGCTTGACATACTAGGTAACTTTTTGGTTATTGGTTCTGCTAGTGCTGTATTTTTTGGAGGTCAACATAGATTTATGGCAAATCCTGCAAAATACCCATTTCTTGGAGGAGACCAAGGTATAGAAAAATGGTACTCAGGAGACCCAGTAGGCTGGGCAGGAGAAACATTAAAGCAGTTTGTATCTACAGGTAAAACTGCTGTGGGGCCGTCAAATGATTCAATAACTGGATTTTTCAATAGTTTATTTAGTGGAAAAGGATTTAGTATGAATAATATATTAGATTCAATTAAAAGTTTAGCCACTGTAGGAGCGTCAAAAAATTTGTTATCAGGATATCTTGCAGAAAAAACTGCTGGGCAAGTTCCATATTTAACTGGAATGAAAGCATTATTAACTGGCGAACCAGTTGGAGAATGGCATATGACTATAGGAAATCCACTTAACCCAATTGCTATGATAGGAAATTTAATATGTACGGCAGTAGAGGTTGAATTTAGTGATGAACTTGGCCCTGATGATTTTCCAACTAGTGTAAAATTTAAGGTTAAATTAGATCATGGTATGCCACGTGATAAAGACGCTATTCAATCTATATTTAATAGAGGTATGGGTAGAATATATGATCTTCCTGATGAATTTCTCGGAACTGCAGATAAACAAACTAAAGTGGATAAATACACAGCTAAGTCATCGATAACTGGAACAGCTGGTCCTATTGTAGGATTTTTATCTTCATCAGGTACCGCAGGTGGAAATTCAGGACCATCAGCAATAAAAGAAAATTCTATGTCTGGCAAAAACAGTGTTTACGCTTCACATGTAAAATTTCAAACGATCTCGCCTAATTCATCTATATATAATGATCAAAATGTTATGTTAAGAAGTTCATATAGATCAGTTGATTGGGTTGCTCTAAAATCTTTAAAATAAAATTTATAGTATGTTTAATAATTCGATTGATAATAAACCACTATTTACAAAATCAGATGGGCAAGTAGTTAGAGATCTAACTCAAAGTATGTTAGATAGTGCAGTTAAAGCTGGCCTATCTTACACTGCGTTTAAAGTGCCTAAAGATTATGTAATGCGTCCCGACTTAATATCTAAAGCTGTATATAATACAACTCAATATGCTGAAGTTATATTAAAATTTAATGGTATATCTAATCCATTTTCTATAAATGAAGGTGATCTGATACTTGTTCCGAATTTAGATGGAGCAAGAGAAAAAATGGTTAAACCCGCATCAGGTACTATAAGTGATTTAGCAAAGATAAGAAACTCATATAAATATATTGATCCAGCTAAAATACCATCAAAAAGTGATAGTATGATAGATTATGATAATAGAGACTTTAAAAATGCTTTACTTCCTCCTAATATCGCAGAAGAAGGTACGTCTCAGATTATTCAACGAAATGGCAGAGTATATTTTGGAGAAAGTGTAGCTACATGTGTACAAAACGGTGTATCTTCTGCAGAATTTTTATCATTAGCTATTAAAAATAAAAATACAAAAATCTAAATTATGGCATCTACTTATACATTCGGTGCACCTGTTAGAACGACTGAGAATCTAAATTCGCAGCCAAAATATTCTCCAAAAAGTAGAATATACAAATTATTTAAGAGTGAAATTAAATTAGATGAATTATCCCTTAGATCATCAGGAACAAACGAATCAGAACGAGTTGAAAATTTATCAGGTGTTCAATACCCAATTATAAAAATAAATGATTATATTATTGCAGTTGGAGAAATAGATGACTTTACTATAGATTCAACTGGGTTTATACCAACTGCTACATTAAGATGTACGTTTTCTCATCAAAAATTTATATCAAAAGAAATGGTAAAAGATGGTGATATTATGTCTGTTGCCATAGTTAATAAAAGTGATTTATTGAATATATTAAGAAATGACTATGTTATAACAAATGTTATGTCTAGTGAAAATGATACAAATGGCATATCAAAATATACATTATCTTTCTTTGGCCATCTTTTTATACCTGGGTTGTCTAGTGCTAAATTGAATTTATCATATGAAGGAACTTCATATGATGCAATGAAAGATTGTGCCAAAGCATTAGGATTAGGGTTTGCCTCTAATGAAGATAGTACCGATGATAAGCAAGTTTGGATAAGTGGCAGAAATAAAATGTATGAATATATTGACAAAACAATAAAACGAACATGGAAAGATGAAAAATCATTTTTTGCTATTTGGATTGATATTTATTATAATCTAAATTTTATAAATGTTAATAAGCAATTAATGGAATCTGAAGATAAAGTAGATGTCGGAGTATGGTTAAATAATATTGATCATGAATATACATTTGGTAATAATGCAAATAAAGTGGCTCAAACTGAAACAGCTAAGGTATTTTCTAATTATGTAAGTTATAAAACTTCATCTTTCTATATAACTAATTGGAAACCATTAAATAAATCTGCTTCAATCACATTTGATATTGGAACTAAAACAAGCGGTCAAATGTTTGAACATAATAATTCTATTTTCGTTGATGAAAACGCAAGAAAGTTTTGGAGTTTGGATATGGAACCCATATATGATGAAAATAAAGCAACCGATCATATATTATTAAGAGGCCGAGCAAATAGAGATCCAAAGAATCCTGATGAATCTATGCAAGCAAATTATTCATACATGAATATATATGAATCTAGACCATGGATGGGAATTCAATATACTATTTCTAATCCAAATGAAAGTAATTTAAAATGGGATGGAAATCATCACAAGAATTATCTTAGAGCTGGAGCACAGAATATTATAAACAATAAAGAATTAGATAAACTGAATGTTTATGTTACAGTTAATGGCACAAATAATAACGTAATAAAGGGAGATAAAATACCAATTGCTCTAGTAAAAAGTGATAGAATAGAAGCGGCTTTAATTGATAAAGAATCATGGGGTCACGACTTAGTGGATAAATTTTACAGTGGTTGGTATTATGTGAAAGGATTTACAATAAACTGGAATAAAGCTAATACAAATAGTATTATTTCAAATTTTTCGCAAACATTTATATTAACTAGAAGAGAATGGCCAACACCTATAGACGTAACTCCAATAATTAATCCTAAAAATAATAAATAAAAATGAGCATATATAAAAAGTTTAGATCAGTAAATGAGGTAGAAGCAGGATCGTTATCTTCAAGATATGATCAACCAACTTATATGACATTTAAATTGGAGTTTGCTCAAAATGGCGATGCAACTTATAATGATGCAGGAAAATCAATGTATCGTACGCTAAATTATGACACAATGCCGCATCCACTTTTTGGAGAACAAGGAGCAAATGATATAAATACTAGAGAAACATATAGTGCTATAGATTATCTAATTGATTCTAATGAGTATACTCGTGCTAAAATGTTGAAAGAATTTATAGCTAAATTTAATGAGTTACAACAAAATTTTCAATGGTATTTCAAAAGTGTTGAAGGATTAGAAGATTTAATGACAGTTAAAGTTGATTCTGGTCAAAGAGTGTTAAGTGATAAAAGATTAACTATTCATATGATAGAAGGAATAGATTTAAGAATAACTCACTTAATGAATTTATATAGAAAAATTGCGTGGGATGATACATATCAAAGATGGGTATTACCTGAAATGATGAGATATTTTACTTTGCAAATTTATATATCTGAGTTTAGAACATTCCACCAAGCAATTCCTAATGAACAGGGTAATGCACAGAATAAAAATGATTTGGTATTGTCAATATTAGATAATATACTTCCAACTTGGATTATAAAATGTGAAATGTGCGAGTTTGATATAGAATCATTTAAATTTGGATATTTAAGTGCGCTGGATGTATCAGAAACTCCTAGTGAAGCAGCTGTATCATTTAATATTAAAGTTGGAAAGATTTATGAAACTCAAACATATCCATTATTTAAAAATGCATATTTAGTAGATAAGTATATAAATGGCGCAAATAGATTAATAGAAAAACAAGGATATGATAAAAATGGTTATATTAAAAATTATGATCATACTTCAGGTGATGAAGAAAACAATTATATCAAAAACTTATATAATATTAATGTAGCACAAAATACTATAACGGATACATTGTCTGAACAAAATCATACATCGGGGTTACCATTTAATCAAAATGCAAATGAAACAACACTAATTGATTCAGCAAATACAAATAAAAATACTTGGATATCTAATGCTCTTACAAGTGGAGTTGCGTTAGCAACTAATTATGCTAATGAATGGGTAGATAAACTTAAAATGACACCTATACCAGGGTTAGGAGCATCTGTGACAGAAATGGGTGCAGCTCTAGAATCTAAAAATATATTTACTGCAATAGGGATGGTTAGAAAAGCAGTTAAAACGGCTGCTGATGAACTTATAGATCCTTCTGAAAAATTGTCGGAGCAAATAATTGATTCAGGATTTGCTGCATTTTTGAAAGCTGTGGTAGATTCTGCTGCAACAAATAGTACAGGAACAAATTTAACATATGCAGCCAATCTTGCATTAAATGATAAAGGTGTATGGGAAGCATTAAAAGATTTCTCGAAGTCAACAGATATGGTTGGGCAAGGTGAAAATAATATTCCATCACGAATAGAAAACCCGGATATATATAAAAACATAATGATTACTAATACAGGCAATGATAGATCAAAAGCTACTGATTTAGATGGAGGGCCAGCTGGTATATCAGGAGAATTAATTATGCCAGCGAATAATTCAATGGCAACAAACAATAAATTAGTTTTATAATGGCAGCAATAGAAGATGAATTTTTGAGTCATGATTTACATGATAATGATTTTTTAGGAGTAGTGACAAATAATCTAGATTCAACATATTCAGGTAGATGTCAGGTTAAAGTTTTTGGTGTGCTTGAACAAATAAAACTTGAGCATTTACCTTGGGCATCTCCAGTTAATTCTACGATATTTGCAGGGAATGGCGCGGGTAGTTTATCTGTACCTAAAGTTGGCCAATTTGTAAGAGTGCTATTTAATAATGGAGATCTATATGCTCCTGAATATACAACAATACAAAATATAGATTCTCAATTAATAGAAAAAATAAAATCAGATTATTTAGGCACACATGTTTTATTGTTTGATCCAGAACAAGATTTAAACGTTATATTTCAAAAAGGATCAGGCTTATTATTATTCTATAAGGAATCATTTATTCAAATATCTCCTGATAATATGATAACATTACAGCATGCAAATGCTGAATCTATTATTCAATTAGAAGGAGATGTTTGTCGCATATCTACTAAAAATGAAGTTCAAATATCTGCAGCGGCTAAAGCTACAATCACAGCAGATGAATCTATATTAAATGGAAAACAAACAACTAAAATTGGCCCTCCTGGAAATTACTATCATGCATTATTAGCAGAACCATTAATTGGGGTGTTATTAAGTATGGCTGCAGCAATAGATGCCAAATTACCTTTAACACCAGGTGTTAATGTTGCACTAGTTGAAGAAGCAAAAAGCGCTATGATTTCAACTAATGTATTAATTAGTAAGTAACTTTCTTTTTCTAGGGCCTCTTAAATTTTGTTTATGCGCTTCAGATTTAGGTTTACGCAATTTTTCTTTTTGTTCTTCTGTCATTTTCAATTTAGTTGCCCACCCATTTTTTCCGTACATTGGGTTGTTTTTTCCAAGTTTGGCTAATCTATTTTTTTCTTTAGATAAATCACTCATAGGACCATTAGATCTTCCTTTTAAAGAATTTCTAATTTTATTTTTAGTTTCTTCTGACATACAGCCTGTTACATTGTGACCACCAGTAGGACTAATATTATAGCCGTTTGGTGTTAATGTATTATGTAGGTTTATGTATTTTTCTTGGGCATCAAATGCTTCTTGTTTTGTTGAAAATTGTTCTAATATTTCTCTTTTAAAATTTTGCTTGCCTAGTTCTTTTTGCGCTGAAACTATTGCAATTCCACTGCCCAAATAATTATCGTCTAGATTATTAGTGCTGTGATCTCCAATGTATTGCTTGCCATTAACAAGATTAGTTGTTATATATACGATATTAAATTTCTTTTCTCTTATATTCATTAAAAATGTGCTAATATATATTATAATAGTTAAAGATAATTAAGTTTTTATATGAGAGCAAAATTTATAAATATAGAAGAAGGAGTGGGTGATAAATATCTACAAAATCATTATGGAATTAAAGATGAAGATACAGAATTTGAAAAAAAATATCAAAATGAATTGGCCAAAAAATCGTTAATTCCAATAGGTTCATTTGTAGACGAAATGGATGAGATCGCCAATGTTTATAAAAATCCACCATCGCTAAAATATTTGCAAATGTGGGTAAGAGCATGCAGCGATGATAAAGGAAATTTGTATGTTGCGGATAGCCAAGATATAATGCATTGGAATTTAGAAGATTTTTTAAAAAACCAGGGTATTAGCTCAAAATCAACATATCAAAAAACTTTTATGGATTGGCAAAGACACAAAGATACAGATGTTTTTTATGTGGCAGAAGGATATGATTTAGAATTAGTTGGTCTTAATTTATCTTTGTCAAAAGAAGAAAAACAACAATTCAAAGAGTATAGCCAAGCAGTAATTAAAAGAAATCCGCAGATTAAATTCGTGTATAATAAAACCATAATAGATATAGATCCAGATTGGATGAGTCGTTAAAATAAAATTTATATGAAAGAATTTATAAGTTATAAAAATTGGGTTAGACTCAATGAGCAAAAAGAAGAAGAAAAAACATTTGGCTGTGTAATGCTGGAGGCAGAAATAGATAATTGGGATACTATTCACTTGGATGGCGTACATGAAAAAGATATTTATGATGATAAAAATAATGAGTTTGGATACGAGGAAACTCCGCATATGACTCTTATTTATGGTATTCATGAAGATGAAATAGATCCTTCAGTAATAAGAGAATACATACAAGATAATATAGAAAGCTTTTCAACAACAATAAGCAAGATTGGTTATTTTGAATCAGAAGATTATGATGTAGTGAAGTATGATGTAACTCCAACAAAACAAATGTTATCATATAGAAACTTATTTCTAAAATCTTTTGAGAATACACAAACCTATAAAGAATTTCATCCACATATGACTCTCGCTTATGTTAAAAAGGGACAGGCAAAGAAATATGCAAAAGATTTAGATGAACCATTTGAAGTAACATTTACTAGAGGTGTGTATTCATATCATACAGAAGTTGATGGAGAAATAGAACAAAAACGTTCAGTCATTAGATTAAGTAGAGAAGATGATGGAGATGAAGCAGATTTATCTCACGCATAAATATTAACATGCTTACCCCGCTTCCCATTAGAATAGCGCGCTCAGGGTAAGCCTTTTATTTTTAAGGAAATGGAAGCTGTCCAGGTATTCCAAATGTTTTTGCACCCTTTTTAGCAAAGGTTTTTGCAAATTTTAAGAATCCTAAATTAGTAGGGCTTATTCTATCATATGTAGGGTAAGGTTCTTTATCCACTATTATATTCATAGAGGATTTTATTATATCATAATAATTTTTTAAATTAGAATTTGGAGTTTCAACAAAATTTTTATTCATAAATGTTTCATTGGTTTTTTTATGACTTATAAAAATTTGATCTAATATATTATTGTTTATATTAGCATTTGTATCTGTGTCTATTTCTATTACAAGTTTAGGGTTCTTTAATGTAGCCCCGAAATTTATACTATTTGGAGCTAAAGCTGTAGGCAAGGCAGATATTATATCATCTATTTTATCTAATATAGAGTTTAATTTATCCACTTTACTATTCATTGTATTAATGGTAGAATTTACTTTTTTTATAGATTTATCATTATCACTAGAATTTAACTTTCCTGTTGTTAAGTAATCATTAAGTATTTTATATTTTATTTGTAATTTAAACTTTTCTGTAGATAAACTTGCATATTTTTTATTGTTAAAAATTGACTGAATATTCCAATTAGCTAATTCTTTTTCATGCTTAACACCATTAACTGGTTTGTTTGCATTATGTATTTTAATTATATTCTTTATATCTATAATTTGTTGTTTGACTGGAGACAATTCATCTTTAATATTTTGAAGTATTGGTTTAATTAAATCATTTTTTAAAGAAGCACCAATAGTATTAATCTCATCCTTTATAGATTTAAGCTCATCATTAATTGAAACAATATTTGGGTTAACAATAGACTTAGGGCTAAGTGTCATATTATTATATGTTATAAAAGGGCTAACATATATACCGCAGATCGTTAATCCAATTAATATAAATCCATATGCTGTCTTAATAGGAATTATGGGAGTATAAATAACTGGAAGCTTCACTGGTCCAGTTGGTAGTATTAATCCTGTTGACCAACTTAATAAATCAGTAGCTCCAACTAATGTCACGTATGATAAATATTTTAGCCAATATTTTTTAGTATATAAATCTTTTGATGAATCAGGTTTTATTATTGAATCAATATTTTTATCGCAGTTAGTATTATCTGTTATAGTGTATACTTTATATTTAACACCATTTTCTTCTTTTACAGTATAGCCTGATATCATATTACTTTGTAATAAATAAGATTGTATTTTTACATTATCTTCATTTATTTTTTCATATTGAGACCATTGAGATTCTAAAAATGCTTTAATCCATTGAGATTCTATTTTTAACTCATCATTACTTATGGTTGTAAATTTTACTTGTGTATATTCTTTTAATTTTTCCACAAGCGTATTTTCAATCTCGGTGAGGCTGGGTGATGTGTTTAATTGGGTAAGCAGTAATATATAATAATCATATAATACATAATCAGTGGGTATCGGAATAGTGTTATATTGCGAATCAATGGCATTATTATATGTGGTTTTTATTTCATTTAATAAATTGTTAGTTTCCTTATCTATTTTTAGTTTTATTTCATCAACCTTATTATCTTCTAAAAAAGATTTAATGTTATCATATTTAGTTATATCTTGAATTACATTATTATAATCGTTTAATTTAGATTCTGATTGTTTAATTATTTGATTGTACAAAACACGTGTGCCTGTATTAGTTTTTAACTTACCAGGATTTGCTAACATTATAGGGTAAATTAATTGTATGCTATATTTTTTTATAAATTCAGTTATTTCAAATAATTTCTTATAATTATCTGCAAAGGTTGAAGTTATTTTTTCTAATTCAGATTCTTCATTTTCTTTTATATCGGTTATGTATATTCGAGTTGGAGATAATTTATTCACATACCCTTGTACAGGTGAGTATACCACCGAAGAATCTAATGTACCTATAATAGTTGAAGTAGTTATATAACTCTTGTTTGATACCAAAGGCAACAAATTTTTTTGAGTTATATTTTCTATATAAGCGTTTGTAATTAAATCAGGAATAAATGTAGGGTTGATTTCTTCTTGCACTACCGAGTTAACTTCACATGAAATTTCTTCATTTATTATTGGCAATGTAGGAGATTCATCTTCTATCATATCACACACATCTATATCATCAACATTTATAAAATTTAATATTGATGCATCAATGACTATATCAATTGGATCTATTATTGTAGGTTTGCAGCTACTTTCAAATAATACAGTGTTTACGCTATCTAATGAATTTTTTTGGAATTTTTTTCTATTTGATATGTAATAATAAGAAGCAGTTACGATAGATATAAGTAATGCATCTATGGTTGCTAATGATTTTATTATTGATGATATTTCTTTTAATTCAACACCAATTTTCTTTAATCGTTCTTTTGTAAAAACAGATAAGGTATGTATAAGATTTTGTAAATATTTTGCTCTAAATAATGATGGAATTTCAGAATTTTTAATAAGATCTATTATCATAAATATTATCCAGTTTATAAAATATAAACAAAATATTAAAAATTCTACATCATCTTTTATTTTATCTAAATTTTCTAATTTAGAATTGATTGCATCACTATTAAAATTTGATGTCATTGAATTTACTAATACATCATCACTTGGCACATCTGTATTGCATGCGTTGAGTAAACTTAATAATTCTTCATTTTGACTCGTTGATGCAATTTTAATTAATAATTTAGATTGCTCACTATTTTTTATATAATCGTCAACGCTTAAGTGTGTAACTTCTTTATTTAATTTAGATTCTAATGTTGTAAGATATAAACTTGAAATCTGAGATAATAATACCAGGCCACTATTAATTATGGTTTCTAATGATACAGGTTTTTTGAAGAAATTAATTTCTTCTTTAATATTATCCTGTAATAATTTTTTTTGTGTTTCCCAAGTTTTCTTTAATGATGCATTCATTATATAATTTGGATTAATCCTTCACTATTTATCGTAGAAACATTTCCATAAGAATCATATGATTCTACTTGTACATCATAATATCCCTTTTCAGTAAATTTATATGGAGCAACTTTATTATGCACTCTAAATAAAATATCCTTTGACTCATTATATCGAACTGTCCAAATATTTTTTTGATTGAGCATATAAGTTGATGTGTCAAATCCTGCTGTTAATATTATTAGTGTGTTAGATTCAGCAACTATTGGATTGTTATATTTTTTATAGATTCCATTTACAGATGAATCCGCCCAATTTAGGTTTACTTCAGTTTGATCAAATAACATATTAATAACAGCAAATGTATTATCCAAAAACCATTCTTCATTATATGTATCATCTAAATATAGTTTGAATGTGTTATAATATTCTGATGCAGATATAGTTTTTATATCGGTTGAAGAAAATGTAGTAAATGCATGTTTAGCTTGTATTGTATATCTTGGATCAGTTAAAAATATGCTAGGTACATTTGCATCAATAGAATGAATATTTCCACTTACATCAAGTACTTTATATGATGCTCCCCATGTGTAATCTGTTGTACTATCATGAACAATAAGATTAATCATTTGTGTTGGTTGAAATGAATATCCGCCAATATTTAAAGTGTATGTTCCAAAATTTGGGTAGCTATTAATATTTGACACAGGTCTAAGTGTAGAATTAATTAAATACGTATCAGCAGATGCGTCCGGGCTAAAATTAGAAGGAATGTTATTTACTGTTATATTATTACCTGATACGTTAGATACTGAGGCATCAATTGAATCAACATAATCATATTGGCCTTTATCATATTTTACTATACTTACGTTATCTCCAACATTGAACTTTTGATAATTAATATCTAATGTTAAAATATTTCCAGATTTTGATAAAACTCTTTCTGTTAAATTATAAATTCTGTTAATACTTCTTGGAACAGGCAAATCTTGAAAATACGTGATAGAAGGAATTTCAAGGTAATAACGATTTTGTTCATTTTTTCTAACAAGACCATACATTGGGTATATTCTATCATAAATAGGCGTGTTATTCTCTAATATGTAGTTATTAATATCTGTATTAGATACAATAGATGAATTTATATTTACTGATTGGCCATAATTAGTTATAGTATATATTGTTGGGGTCTTTACCCAAACTTTATGAGCTAATGTGGTTTGATTATAATATGCGTTATTAAAGTTATCCCACCCATAAACTTCAACATTATAATCACCAATGTGATT